CCGCTCGCGGCACTTCTATTACGGTTGATTCCGCGTCTTACACCGTGCGTGAGAATCGCCCTGTTGATGACGGTGTTTTTTCAGAACTACTATTGAGCAAAGTCTGACTTTGAGGTCATGAGCAGCGTCTTCAAAGTCAACACCAGAGCAAATTGGGCGGCATTAAATCCTGTGTTGCTTCCGGGTGAAGCCGCCATTGAGACACAGACAAATAATCTCAAGATCGGAGATGGCGTTTCAACTTGGAGTCGGCTTCCGTATTTTTCGTCTCCTGGTTATTGGGGTTCGTTTTGGGACGAGACCTCGCAAACCGCAACGGCCAACACGCCAACCGAGATTTATCTGAGACAGCGCGATACCGGAAGCCGAGGCGTTCGGGTTGTTTCAAATTCACGCATTACTGTTGAACACGCTGGGATTTATAGCCTGACTTTTTCAATTCAATTCAGCAACACGGACACCAGTATTCACGACGTGAATGTTTGGTTTCGCAAAAACAACAGTGGCACGGCTGGCGATGTACCTGCTAGCGACAGCAAGTTCAGTATTATTGCAAGCCATGGTGGCATTCCTGGCAACGTAATTGGCACTGTAAATTTTGTATTGCCGCTGGTTGCCAACGATTATTTGGAACTGATGTGGGCGACGACAAATGCGCAAGCTTACATTCGTGCTGAGGCTGCAGAAACCAGTCCATTCGCTCATCCGAGCATTCCGGGCATCATCTGCACCGTTGTTCAAGTCGCCTCTGCCTGATCATGGCTGACACACGCCGCGAACTGATCCTTGCTCGCATTGCAAGCAATCTGAGCAGCATCACCGGCGCAACGGTCTACCGCAGCCGTGTGGAGCCTTTGGCACGCGGAGAGGTGCCTGCGGTAATTGTGGAGCCTGTTAACGATCAACCGATTGACACCAACTTCTATGACAAGTTGGACTGGACGATGCGGGTCAGGATCACCACGCTTGTTCGCGCTGCCATCCCTGACGACGATTCAGATACCTACACGCAACAGGTGCATCAAAAATTGATGGCTGATCAAACCGTCAACGGTTATGCACTTGACTTGACACCTGACCGTACTGACTTCAGCCTGTATGAAGCTGATGTTCCCTTGGGTATCATTAGCCAAGACTTCCTTGTGCGTTATCGCACGAGCAGGACTTCACTAACCAGCGCCTAACATCATGGCTAAGATTGAAAGGGAAGTTCCCAATCCCGGAGTGGGCGGCAGCTATTTGTTTGACCCTAAGTCTGGGAAGCTTACACTGATCACAGAACCCGCCGCTCCTACCACCGATGGCACTGACTCGGAAGAAGTTTCTGATCGCGAAGATTGAGACAACCTACGGGACTGATCCGGTTCCCGTTGGCGGTACTGACGCGGTTCAAGTGACCAACCTTGAAGTGACTCCGATTGAATCGGACAACGTTCAAGCGGCTACCCATCAAGGATTCCTTGGCAATCCGACCCGTGGCACTCTGGTTGCCAACAAGCGCGTCAGCGTGACTTTTGATGTTGAGTTGGGTGGCTCTGGCACTGCTGGCACCGTTCCTGCCTTTGGTCCTCTGCTGAGGGCTTGTGGTTTGAGTCAAACAATTGTGGTTTCAACCTCGGTGACTTATGCACCGATAAGCACCACGTTTGAATCTGCCACGATCTACTGCTTCTACGACGGCACCCGTCACAAGATCACCGGCGCTCGCGGCACCGTGAGCTTCAACTACACCGCCGGTCAGTTTGCTGTTGCCAGCTTCCAGTTCATCGGCATCTATAACGCTCCTGACGGCACCACCCTGTCTGGTTCGTTCACCGTTGCCAACCAGGCTGCTGCTGTTGAGATCAACGACACCAACATGACCACGGCTACCTTCCATGGTGTGACCGCAACTCGTCTTGAATCGTTTGATCTGGCGTTGAACAACGAACTGCTGTACAAGGAGACCGCCAGCTCTCAGGAAGTGCTGATCACCAACCGCGCTCCCGGTGGCACGGCTGTAATCGAGGCTCCTGCTGTTGGCACGACTGATTATTTTGCCAAAGCCGTTGCTTCCGCCACCGCTGCTACCAGCTTGGTGTTGGGAACCACCGCTGGCAACATTGTCACGCTGAACGCAGCGCAGACAGACATCACCGGTTGCAGCTACGCTGATACTAACGGCGTAATCGCGCTGTCCATGCCGTACCTGGCTCTGCCCACCACGGCTGGCAACAACGAAACCACGCTGGTGTTCACCTGATCTCTGTTCATGGCCTTCGTCCTCAAGAAGACTGCTTCCTACAAGTGGGAAGTCAAAGTTGAGATTCCTGTTGATGGGAATCGCTTCGAGTCTCAAACGTTCGAGGCAGTCTTCAAGAAGATCAGTCGTTCGGCCTTCAATGCTCTTGTCGAGAAGGGTGATGACGCCCTGCTTGATGGGATCCTTGAAGGCTGGGATGGCATCAATGACGAAGCTGGCAAGCCAGTTCCTTTCACTGAGAAGAACAAAAAGGAACTGTGTGACGACCCTTACGTCATGAAGGCTTTGATTCAGGCGTATGCCGATAGCGTTACTGGGGCGCCGGCAAAAAACTAAAAGACGCCGCTGAGTACTGGGCGAAAGGCGGCGTTGTAGACGAACGTGAAGCCGACCTCAAGGCTCTTGGCGCAAGCGAGGAGCAGATCGCCGCTGCACGCCTGCAGGCTGCTCAGCAGGACTGTGAGATTTGGGAGGAGAACTGGGAGGTTGTGTTGATGTTCATCCGCATGTCGACGCAATGGCATACGAGCATGGCTGGATTGACGGGACTGATCTACCCGAGTTTGGAATGGCTCTGTAAGCTGTATTCAGTCAAGGATCCTGTTGCCATCTTCGAAGGCGTACAGGTGATGGAAATGGCTGCCCTGGCCGTTCTGAACAGCAAACGCAAATGAGCCAAACCACTGAGCTGCTGCTGAGGATCAAGCAACAGGGCGGTGAGCAGCTCACGAGGTTGTCTGGCAGCTTTAAGAATCTGGGGCAACAAGCTGCGGCTGCAAATGTCAATTTCAAAGAAGTATCTAATGAGCTGAGAAAGATTCAGCAGACTTCCGCGAACAGCATTAACAATCTCAAGGGCTATGCAAATGCATGGCGCGAGATTGCAAATAGCGTTGAGATTGGAACTGCTGAATTCAAGCAAGCAAACGCTGAAGCAGCGAAGCTTGAAGCACAACTGAAAAAGGTGCAGCCTGGTGGTGGTACTGGTCGCCTGATAGGACTTGCCAGAGGCGCTGGCACGGTTGCTGCTGCTGGTGTGTTTGGCGGTCCGCTTGGTGCTGTTGGCGCTCTGGCTGGCGCACCGTTCGGTCTTGCTGGTATGGCTGCTGGTGGCGCGATTGGCGCCCAAGCCGGAATGATGGGGCAGCAGGTGGCAGGGCTGGCCAGCTATACCGCCTCGATTGAAAGGCAACGAACGGCATTGAAGCTGGTCACTGAGGATTCGGTTTCCTACCAGCAGGCTCTTGATTTCATCAATACAACCAGTCAGCGGCTGGCGATTCCGCAGGAGCAGATCACGAGGCAGTTCACCCAACTGTCCGCCTCTGTTCTCGGCGCTGGTGGCAACGTGCGCGATGCCGAAAAAGCGTTTCTTGGTATTGCTGCTGGTATTCGCGGCACTGGCGGCAGCCTGCAGGATATGGAGGCCGCACTCCGCGCTACTGCTCAGGTCTTCAGCAAGGGCAAGGTTAGTGCGGAAGAACTTCGCCAGCAGATTGGTGAGCGTTTGCCCGGTGCATTCACCCTGTTTGCCAAGTCTGTTGGCATGACGCCGCAGGAGCTGGACAAAGCTCTTGAAGACGGCAAAGTTTCGCTGCAGGACTTCCAGAAGTTTGCGGAAGAACTGTTCAAGCGTTATGGGCAAAGCGCAGAAATCATTGCCAAGGGACCGCAATCTGCTGGTGATCGTTTGCAGGCTTCGCTGTCGAAGTTGAGCGAAAGTGTTGGTCGCCTGCTGGCACCTATTGGCGCTGCATTTCAAACAATTTTTGCCGACATTGTTAATGCAATAACAAGAGCTGCAAATGCACTTGCCCGCTTCATGGGCATGAAATTTTATGACCCCGAGCGAATTGCAGATCTAGAGCGTCGCATCAGAGAGCAATCGGCAATGTTGGCTGGACCGGCAGATTCAATGACTGCCCGCCGGCGGGGTTTGTTAACTCAACTGCAAAGTGAATTGCGGCAAGAGCGTTCACGAATTCCTTCCACTGGAGCAGGAACAACACCACGCCCCAGTGGATTGCCCGGCATTACTGCTGACGGTGCTGGTGGTGGTGGAAGCAAAAAAGCCGAACAGGAAGCCAAGCGTCAAGAACGCCTGCTTGAGCGTCGCAATGATCTCACTCGTCAGGCCGGCGAACTTGAGCGGCAACTCAATTTCAAAATCAACGAGACGGTTGAAGCACTGCAGGCATTAGGTGCAATGGCCTGGGAAAAGATAGAAACCAATTACAACAAGTCTGTTAGAGAGGCTGGTAAGCAAACAGATGATCTTGCCCGCAAAGTTTTCAATCTTGCACGAGAAGCAGCTCAGGCTGGCGGGAATCTCAATGAAGGTCCGCTTGTTCAGGCTTTGGTGCAACTTGAAGAAGCATCAAATGAGCTGGCAAAGGGTGAATCTGCTCAGGCCATGTCTGACTGGTTTACATCTACTGAGGAAGGGTTCCGCAGCATCACCGACAAGGTGTACGAGAACGCTCGTGCGATGCGTTACAACGCTGATGTAATGGGCGGTCTTAAGGATGGCCTTGTCAGCTATGCCGATAACGTCGGCACCGTCCGTGAAGCATTTGCAAATCTTGCCAATCAGGGCATCAAGGGAGTTGAGAACTCAATCTTTGATCTGGTGACAACTGGCACCACTAACTACCAAGCATTTGCCGCTGAGATTTTGAGTCAAACGGCACGGATGATTATTCAGCAATACGTGCTGAAAACAATTATGTCTTCACTGGGTTTCTTGGGTGGACCGACTGGTTCTGCCGTTGCGCCTTTGTCCGGGGTTTCTCAATACAACGCAAACGCTACTTCGTTCAATCCGCTTGCATTTATGGGTGGATTTAGCTTTGCCATGGGTGGCATCATGACGCAGCAAGGTCCGCTCAAGCTCAAGCGTTACGCCGCCGGTGGTATTGCAACCGGTCCACAACTCGCTATGTATGGCGAAGGTAGCCGCCCTGAAGCCTATGTGCCTCTGCCTGATGGCCGCAGTATTCCTGTGACGATGAAAGGCGGTGGGGTCGGTAATGTTGTGGTGAATGTCGATGCCAATGGCAGCAACGTTGAAGGCAACGGTCAACAAGCCAATGCACTTGGTAAGGCAATCGGCATCGCCGTTCAGCAAGAGCTGATCAAGCAGAAACGTCCTGGAGGCTTGCTCGCGTAATGGCCACTTTCAACGACGCCACTGTTGGCACCAGTACAGGCGGCACCACGCCTGATTTTGGTGCATCACGCAAAAGCCAACCTGCTGTCCGCAAGGTGCAGTTTGGTGATGGCTACGAGCAAAGACTGACCTACGGGTTGAATCAAAACCCACGCGTTTGGGATCTAACTTGGACGGCAAAGGACAGCACG